TATCAGCCCAACCATATGCCCGTATCTTGATCTCACTCCTGGGCCGGCCTTCCAGTTGCTTGATCATCTGCTTCCACGGGTTATACGGATTGTGCTTGGTATGAAACCAAACCACAGACGAATTTTTGAACGGATGCTTTGCCTCAATCGGCATATGTCCCACCGGAACCCCCTTTACGTTCTGCTCCGGTAAAAGCTCACTCTTCTCCGTTTCGGCAATTTGGGCGCCGGCAAGATAATCGTTCACCACAGGCGAATAACCCGTGATAGGTGTGAACGTAACTAACATCTTGCCGCCGCCCTTTTCAGTTCCTCTCCTGGTCACTAACCTGTAACGCAATGTCTCGATCCAATCCAATGCCGACTCATCAATCGCCTCATCTATCCAACACGCTGTAATTTCTCCACCCTCTACCACCCTCTTTTCCTGTGCGAAATTTAAAAACGTCATCATCGACCCATTCGGCCCCAACCACGCATTCATCGCAAATCCACTTTTACTCCCAAAATTGATATTACAGTGCTTTGTCTTCTTTAACGCTTTCCAGGCATTAGGCACATATTTCCATATCAAAGGCTGTTGCATCTGAATCGATGACATCGATGTAGTGTGTAAACACCAAATCCGCGCATTGGGCACGTTCACCATCAACTGCACCATCCTCTTCGCAGCCCACTCGCTCTTTCCCGCCCTGTTCCCTCCCAAAACACACAATTCATCCACCTTCTCCAATGCCGCATCCGCTCGATGCCAGCTCGGCGGCTCATACCCATGCACATATGGATTTGACTTCTCTAACCGGATCTTCTCCTCTCGTTTAAGCAAAAAATCACGAACAGCCTCCTCACCATTGGCCTTAACCAGATCCAATAGCTCATCTTCACCAGGTAACTCCAAAACCGGATGCTCCGTTGGCTTCCAACCGTCCTTCATCGATCCTCCAACCTGGCCTCCAAATCAATAATCACCCTCAAAACTTCCTTCACAAAAAGCTGACTCTCATCACTCGCATTCACCGCATCCCTAAACCCTTTTGGATGTGCCTTCATCAGTTCGCTCGTCCGATCCAGCTTCACCGCTACGCATCCGCTCATTGGGATGAGCCAAAGCATCAGCAATAGCCTCATCAACCCTGTCCATCTTGGACTTTTTCCTGGCATCAACTCTCCCACGCCTAATATTCCTCTCCAAAAGCTCTCCCAGCCGCCTTAACGCTGGTATCGCCTTCAATATCGCTATTATCCATGCCATATCTCACTTTAGTGTCGGTCAGTATGTTCCCGAAAATAATAGCCGACTATTAACCTTCAAAATTCACTTCCACAACCCTCTCTCCAACATCATCCCTATCAATCCGTAATTCGCCGCATCCTTAAACGAATCCTCTATGCTCTCGTTCTGCGCCTCTCCCTCCCCCGCTACCCGTTTCCTAATCAAATGCTGTAACCGGCAAACCTTGTCAGTCAACCTCACCGCTACCCCCAAATCCCCCGATATCGAAATGTTGCTGCTCCCGTAATCCCGCTGCTTGCTGTCAAACAACTCAATACACTCCAGGGCCAACGGAATAATCTGCCGCCCCATCTCTGTTTTGATATCTAAACTACCCGATATCGCCGTGGCTAACTCTTCATGGTTCATCATAATCAAACTCTCGGACTCCTGGCCACTACCCATCCCCCAGCCGTGTAGGTAACAGGTACAACCATCGGTGACCTCATGCTCGGCTTGTCTTGCGGATCACATATCACATCCAACTTCCGACCATTTACCACCATCCGAATTATCCTCTGGTTCAGACAGTAATCACTCACCACCCTGCCGGCAGCGCGATCCCCTATTTTTGGATCCGTTGAAAGACCCAACTCCTCACGAAGCTGCGCCTTGCCCCTGGGTAACCAGATGATCACCTTCCCATCCTTGTCCCAATGATGACCTCGACGATAATTGTCCGACTTGCGGATCTTGATCAGCTCGTCACGGGGCAAGCCCAGTTCAGCCGCCAAATCAATTTCAGATGTGTCTGTTTCGGGAGGGATGGTTTCGGTGGACATCGTCTTTTTTGGAAAAAAATTTATACGGGTTAATGCGTCCTAGAAATTGGACCTGGAAACAATCTCGACCCCCGCCCCCCCCCACTCGGTGCTTTTTGGGGGCGTATCGGGTGACATTCTGGGTGACATTGGGAGACATGATGCATTTCACCCTTTATTTACAGGCTTTATTTGATCGTCCCGTATTCCATCAGCGGGAACATTCCGACCACGCAATCCAGCCAGGAGGTCCGAAACGGCGCCGTGGTTGTGGATATGAACGTGTTTATGCACCTGTCCCGTGCTTTGCCCCTGGATTTCCATAAGTTTTGAAGAAAGGATTGCAAGTGACAACGCCTTACTTTGGGCAGGAATTTTCGCAAAGTTCTCATCAATATCCTTGGCCATCTTGACCACCGTATCGCTCAATATCTTCTCTGTACGTTGTTTCCAATCGGGCAGCTTATCGGCATTATCATGCTTGATTTGGATGATTGTGCCCTTCGACACACCGAGTTTTGCGGCAATGGCCGGCATGGACATATCGCCCTCTATCAAAGCATCCAGGATAGCTTGATATTTCTCCGGATCCTTATTGGAGAGGTGTGTGTTACGCCTTCCGTTCGCACAAATGACCACATTTGAGGCTGTCTTACTCACATCGCCATTAATTTAGATAATCAGCCGGCATCCTTGTCAACCTGTTCGCTGGGGGGATTGGGGTTGAATAGATCATGTATTAAACTACTGATACCTCTCTCGACATCGGGAGAGTATTCATCCCTGGGCTGCATTGATTCCATTAGGTGATTTGAAGCGTCCTCACGCACTTTCCGTAGTCGATCCCTCTCTGGATCCGGATTTTGGTCAATAAACGTCTGCAAAGCCGTTACAGCCTCATTGAGGGCTATCCTGGCCCCTTGAATCTCTTCATATCGTTGTTTGGCGATAATCAGCCTTAATTCATCGTGGTTGTAATGGTGCCAGGCTAATCGGTCATAATGGATGGGTTCCTGTTGAACAGTGATCACCTCTGGGGCAGGAGGGCCGAGAGGTCGAGTTGTACACATTCCATTATTGTGAGGCTTGACAGATTTTTTCATTGGTCGTTAAAATATTTTCAGAACCATAAGGGAATTACATTTAATTCAATGAATACATATATATCTCCCGCCGCTCCTCTGGGATGCGCGGGGGAGATATAACAGGATTACAGTAATTACATTTAATTACATATAAGGCTGCAGTCTTCATTTTTTGGTTCATGTTTCCATTGGGTACTGTGGCAACCTGTAAGGCAGATGGTTAGGATGAGGGGATAGAATTTCTTCATAAACTTACTCACACTCAATGAGGACTCTTTAAAGGCTCGGAGCATTTCGATTTCGGCTCGACTGTCAGGGGAATATTCACCCTCTAGAATCCGTTGTCGGATTCGTCTGCCCATTGATTTGTTTTCTACCCCAAGATCCAGATCCACTTTGGGAGGTTCACCCTGTGGGATGGAGAAATTCGCATTCATTGTTTAGTAACCGTGTTCATTTTTAATTTCTTTCAGATATTCGCTTAAACTTTTGGGGTTGCTGCCATCTCTCTGGGAGTCATCTTTTAATGAAGGGTAGAGTTTGCACTGGCGGAACAGTTGGGATGGCAGGAATGGCTGTCTGCCTAGCATTAGTAAGCAGTACAGGCACAGGTCAGTGTCACCTAAATCCTCCTGGGTGCCTGACATATGATCGCCACCACAGATTTCACAGGCTTGCTGTTGGGCATCTGTTGGCCGGCAAATGGCCCTGGAATTTATCGCTGTAAGGCTATAAGATTTGTTGCCACACTTAATGAGGTAGCCAAGTTGAGGCGTTGCAATCACACAGATTTCACCAGCCTCATCAGCCTCCAGGCGTGTGATCCGTTTGAACTGGCAGCTCAACCTGTTACCTTCTCCACTGCCAGAACTTGCCGGCACGTTTAACTTCCATTGGCAGTACATCCTCCTTATTTTTATCGGCACGAATTTTCATTTTCTCCAGCTCATTATCTGTCGCCAGAAAGATTTCGTATCTCTTACCGTCCACTGACTTAATGGTGAACTGGTTGTAATGAGTGGAAGCACCCATTTTCCTATCCTTATTTTTTATTCGGGCAATGCGCCCAGGTTTCAATGTCTTCATTTTTCATTCCTTTCTTTTTACGCGCCAGTGAGGGAATTCTCGCCGGCCAAATTTATTGCCGTAAATCGACCACAAATGCATGGCCACACCGTGCTTCACATAGACCTGGCCATAATCCTCAAAATTCAGTCCTGGCATGGAGGCAATATGGCTGTGAACAATATTGGATATAAGCAGATGATCATTGTCACCGGCATCCATGACCCTTTGTGCCATATTTATTCCATCACCGGAGATATTGGGATTATCATTGATGTCTAGAATGGGCACACAAGGCCCGTAATGCACTCCCATACGCAGTCCGATGCTCGGATGCTTGTATACCCTCTTGGCCACATCCAAAGCGCACAGGAAGGCATCCATGATGCTTGTGAAAAATCCCAGCACCATCCCGTCACCTGTGGGCAGTGCAACCAGCTTGCCGGCTCGGTTAGCAATCTTGAATTGTTTGGTTGCTTTGACCATATCCGAAAGCTCATCGATCACCCGTTTCTGTTCTTCAGTCGGTTTGGCAGAGTATTTGACAATATCCATAAAAAATATGTATCCGTTGCATGGCTGATCGTAGTTGAGTCCTCCTCCCTTGCATTGGAACGGATCCTCACCCCATTTCCATTTGATCCTGGGCGCTCTCTTGATCCTTTCCTCTTCAGCCTTCTTTTCATCGAGCTGCGCCTTGTGAGCTACTGCCTTGCGTTGCCGCTCCTCTTCCTTTTGACGCTGTTCCTCACCCGATATCTTATCGCCCAGCTTGGCCAGGATCCCTTTCTTTTGCTGTCCCTTTTTAGGGAACATGGCATTAGGATCGTATTCCCGTTTCTTTGCTGGTGCAGCTTGCACCCAGGTTTGACGTACAGGCGCCTTGGTTACTCCTCGGTACACATTTAGCCGGCCACCTTTGCTTTGCAGATAGCTCTGCATTTCATCGTTGCCATTGTCCTTGGCAATCTCCATCGGGTTAAGACCATCCAGGCTGGCACCGTTCACATTGGCGCCCTGTTCGATCAGAACCTTGACTATATCCAGTAAAGCATAATCCACTGCATAATGTATAGGCATCCATCCACGTTCATCCCTGGCATTGACGTTGATAGTGTCATCCTCCAAAAACTCATCGATGGTATCCTGGTCAGCCTCCTCGACTGCAGTGTGTAGTGTCACGTTGTGAAATTTGCCGCCTCTGTCCCTTAACAATTTCACAATGGCCTTGCGTCTGGTGCCGCCGGCCACATCCATTGGTGAGAACCTGTTTGCCTTTGTGGCCCTGTTAGGATCCGCACCGGCATCGAGCAGCACCTGGGCGCTCTTCACCTTGCCGGCACTTGCTGCATAATGCAGAGGAGTCCAGCCCTTGGCTTTGCATACGAACCTGTGGCTGGATGGAAACTTGGCCAGTAAGGTTTTTAACTCTTTGATCCTGCCTTCCTGTGCGGCTTTATGTATGTCATCGCTCATCCATTAGTTCCGTAACATTTTTTCTGACTTCTTTAATGTTAATGGGCGGCACTGCGTACCCACTCTTTCCCCACCAATCGACCTCACTATTAATCAACCGTTTTAATTTTTGATCTGTAAACTTGGGTGTCAATTTTGTTTCGAGCTGGCGCAACTTATTTACCACTCCCCTATATATTAATGATATTGGTAGATCATGCATTTACATATTCCCTAAATCCTCCTGCCAGCACAACCCATGTCCACTGTGTTTGAGAGGCATCCTGGTTGTATATTCGCCCGTGAAAGATTTCATGCCGGCCCGATTGCCGCGCTTGGTAGCGTACAAACTATAATTTTTGTCCTCACCAGGATGACTCACCAGAACCATCACTGCCCTGGCCCAGTTTGTTAGGGCACTGGATCCCAGGCCGGCATAAGCCCACTCATTGGCACCCCAATTAGCTGTGGCCTTGGTATCCGTTTTAGGTTTGCCGGTATGATGAATCATCATAATCACCACACCCTTATCGATGGCCAGCTCGCGGAGTGGATTAAGGAAAGCCATCACATCAGCCTGGCTGTTCACCTCGCCATCGAGGTAGCTCAACAGGTTGTCGATCCAAACTATATCAGTCTTCTCCTCCTCGATGATCTGTTCCAGGCGCGACAGGAATAGCATCCCATATAAACCGTTCACCGTGTAGATGTTCACGTTTTTTTTGATCGTGTTGATATGTGACTCTAAAGTCATACCACTTATTATTCCCTGCATACTTTCTGCGACATCACCAAAATCATTCTCCGACTGTATGATAGTTGATTTCAACGCCTTCCACGGTTCGATCCCGAAAAACGATGCCTGGGTTGACCAGGTAATCGCTGCCTGGATGGTTAACACTGACTTTCCAATTCCACTTCCTCCAATCCAGAGACACGAACCACCTTTGCATAGCCATCGATTGCCAAGCAAAGCATCGGGATCCTTCTCGGAATTCCAAAACAATGCTGTGTCCCAATCGACCTTGCCGTTTTTTTTTTGCGTTTCAGTGAGCCACTTGGTCAGCTCACCTTTGACATCAGCCTTGGTGGATTTCAGCGCCTGTGTCCAATCGTTGAGATCCTTATGTTCCTTTGGTGGATATAATTTTTTGCAGGGCGTCTTGTCCAGTGTGGCCTCCACTTTAAGCGCCCATGATTCAGCCGGCGCTTTGCCGTTCTTAACCTCATCATTCTGCATGACGATGGTAGTGGGCAGGGACAGGTTGAACGGTGCAACCAAGGCACCATTGCTGGCACCCCTTGTGATGATTAGCCTGGCATCAGCCTGGTCACCAAGGGCATCGAGGAACGCGAATGCGTCCCATTGAGATTCAAAAATGTATTGCCTGGTGAGCTTACTGGCACCCTCGATTACCAGAGGGGCCATTGAGCCTCCATATATGCGCCATGAGCCATCTTTCTTGCGCTGATGGATGCCAGTGACCAATTCAAACTGCCAGCGTCCTGCGTTGATTTCTCCAATGCTGATTGGCATGGAGAGTAGACCATCTTTAAGTCCAATCAGCCGGCGCTGTTTTAGCCACTCACAAAACTCTGTCCGATAGCCTCGCCAGGTGGCCAGCGACTCGATGTCCTTTGTGGTTAACTGGCGGACACACTCATTCCAGGGATGCTCCATGTCATCGACCTTGAATTTGCCGTTGGCCTTAACCCTGTCCACGCCGGCCAGCTCCTCGTACTTGGCCAGTGCGTCACGGTTAGAAATTCCAAGTGCCAGCTCGATGAACGTGACCTCATCACCGCTCTCATCAGTGCCATGATCTTTAAAGAACCATCGCCCCTCATGCTGGAAGATCCCAAAGGAAGGATTCTGTTCGTCGCGGAACGGTGACAGACATGATGCCTTCTGGAATTCAGATCCGAATCCCAGCTTGGACATTAGGGCCGGCAATGGCAGTCGCTGTTTGCACTCATCCATTCTTTGCTGCCATTAACTGTGCCCATGCTTCCCATCCTACAGTCTCTGCTAGTTCAAACTGTTCATGGATTTTGAGAAGTTTTAGAAAATATTCCAGCTCCACTACTACAAGCGGTGGCTTCCGGTTTTTGTACCATATAAGAACTGGATCTTTGTCGGCACAATCTTCTCGGCATCTTGCCATCGTCTTTTGAACCCCAAGTGTTTCAACTCCCTTGATCTCCCAGTAAATATCCGGAAAGCCAGGCGTGATAATATCGCTCGCATCCGGATTCCTACCGCAGAACTGTTGCGAACGCCTGGCGGGAATGCCGACAGCTTTGAGAGCATTACAGGCTTTAAGTTCAATCGCTTTCCCCTTTTGTCTGGAATTAATTTTAGCCACACGTTTTTTCCCACACTCTTTCAGTGATCTTTAGATCGTTCTTTAGATAATCGATGGCGGCTTCCTTGTCGGTTGCATATAGCTCACCAAAGAATTTGCCACTACCGGACTTGCCTTTGACCCCTAGAAACTTGCAGAAGTTATCCAGGCTGATGCGCTCCCCATATATACCGCATGACCATGTGTCCATGAGGTCGATTATGTTTTCCTTCCAGTACCGTCCGTTCTGAAGAATGCCGCGAGGGTAGTCAACGCCGCAGTGAAAGCCGCGACGAATAATATAAGGCAAATCAAAGTTCCGTATATTAAAACCAATAAAAGGCTGTGGATCATAACTGCGATAATAATCCCAAAAGCCGTTGATGATATCCGACTCTTGCCCTTCAAGGATTGTGTCCTTCCCGTCCCGTCGAAGACCGATGGCGATGATCTTTCCTGTAAGCGGCGAGAGCGCCGCCTTGTCGATCCAATCGCTGCGCTTGGCCTCGATGGCTCTCTGTATTTTTTCTTCATCCTTAATGTTCCTTGGTGCGTCAAACGCCGGCATGAACTTGTCCAGCTCATCGGGATCCACAGCACAGGTTTCGATGTCGAAAAATGTAGGCTCATTCAGATACACCTCGTCCTTCAATTTATCGTCGGTGATGTTTGGAAACTTTGAAGACCGATTAGAACGGGACATCGTCATCCTCCTCCTTTGCTGCAGGAGCTGGTGCCGGCGGCTTGGCTATGGTTTCCGGTGTGGGCTTTGGAGTTGGTGCTGCAGCCGGTGCAGGAATTGCAGCCGGCGCTTCATCGCG